TGGGGGTTTGTGCCGTTCCATGCTTGTAAGTGCTTGTATTATATATATTATATTATTATTATTTATTTATTATTTAGTAGTGTTTTTGCAAAATGTTCCAATGTTCCAAGTTTTTTTAAGGGGGGGGGTCTCCTTTTTTAAAATTTGTTTGCACTGCGAAAAACAAGGTCTTGCTTTGTAAAACTTTGAAAATCTACCCCCCTACCCTTGCAACGTTGGAACATTGGAACAAATGAATATAATCAAGCACTTAGGTTGGAACATTTTTTGGAACATTATGGAACATAGTTGGAACAAAGTCTATCTTGTAAGAATATCATCAACCATACTATCAACTAAGAAACAAATTCACCACAACGTGAATGACTAATTAAACTTCTTGACCACGCAACCACGCAATAACGACGTCGACGACACATAACTGGTTTCAATATGGGTAGGGATATAATTAAACGAAGTGGCAGGCAAAGGGTAGCTACGCATGAGCCATACATATCTTAATACACGCGCGCGCTATATAACTGGTTTCAAAAATTAGGCCCAAAAAAAAGGGAACCCGAAGGCTCCCTAGTTTATTACTTAGCTAACCATTTTCTATTGAATTCTGATATTGCTAGAACCAATTTCTTTTCGTCGGCTGTTTCATCTACACGCGCCTTTGCATTAGCGCACTTCTTTTTAAGGCCGTCCATTGTATCCTTAACAGTTTCCGCAAAGGATTTTGTGGCGCCACGTTCGCGCGTTTTACCCTCGTTCTTAATTTCACGCACCGCTTTTTTAAGAGCGTTAAGAGTATTCGAACAATACTTGCTTATTGCATCACGCGACTCTTTTAAGATTGAATGTAATTGCGGATTGCTAGTCCTTAATGCACCGAACGCTTGTGGCGTATAGGCCATGATGTTATCTACTGAGCGGATATACTTTGCGCCCTCAAACTTATTAAAAGCTAACTCATCAACTGGAATATAATTTCCCGACTCAATGACAAAATGCTGTTTATGTTTGGGTTGATTTTCCGCGACTCTTAATAGATAACCCGCGTTGAGTTCGGCCTTAACTTCATCACTTACTTCTTCATCAAAGTTTGGATAACCCGCATATACTTCACGCGCAATGCCTTTGATACTGTCAGAAAATGACGCTTGATTATAACCAATTTGTTTCATGTTTAAAGTTTTCATATAACACCTTTTTAAAATACAGCAAAATTGCTGTGATTGTTTTATCTCATAGCTGAGAGGATATGTAAAGTTTCAGGGCCTAGTGAATGACTAAATAACGACCATGCGACCGCGCTCAAAACGTCCGCGACGACACATAACTGGTATCAATTCGCTAGGCGCAAAAAAGAAGGGGGCTACGCGCCCCCCGTTGGTTACATTGATTGTTGTATTGCTTTAGGCATTGGACCATCGCAGGACTTACATACTACTTCCAATGGTGTTGCAGGTCTTGCTCCACAGTACTCACAACGTTCATTACCACATGTGGACTCAAGCCATACGTTTTGCTCATCATCATAATAAGCGTCATACTTAGCGTTATACTGTTTCATACTACTCTCCTATTAAGAAGGGGGCCGAAGCCCCCAGTTGGTTATAATACTTCTACTATCTTACCTTCTAACATTCTCCTTCTTATCTCGTTGATGATTTCATAAGCTATATCAAACGACGGCTCTGTTACATCCGAGTTATTCCATAAGTCATCCTCCATCAAACCTAAGAAGTCAACCAGCTTGTTATGCCTTGCTTGCCCTAATGTTGTAGGGAATAAATCTAGTTGTGTTGTATACATACTAATCTCCTAGTTAATACCAAACAGATGTTGCTTGGTTGAATACTTTATCTCACAGGTTGAAACATATGTAAAGTTACGAGCCCACCTATACCCCACCACCCCAAAAAGAAAATGGTTCCATGGCTCGTGTATCTCTCTAAGATTTACACAAACGACTACTCAATTTACAAAACCGCCCCCTTGTCTTTAAACTTGACAAACTAAAAAATATTTCGCAAAAAATTTAGAAAAGTTAAGGCACAAATAAAAGTAAAATCAAGGACTTAGGGTAAACAGGGTGTAAAGTATGCTTTACAAGGTTAGAATTAAATGCAAAAAAGTAATATATTGACTATTTAAATGGTTGATACAGGGGGTTTTGGGGTCTATCGACTATTATAATGTGTAATATACTACACAAAGTTTTCACTCAGAACCACAAAGTCCTAACAATGAATGAAAACTAGATTGCTTTTGGATCGAAGTTGTATAACTCGGAGTAGACTGCTTTAATACGAAGGAATTTATCACCATGTAAATGGAAGTCATCATCGCCCCGAACATAAAGAGCTAGGTGTACCATTTCATGAAGGAGTGTTTGGAAGATAGTGGTGAAGTGCCCGCATGCATTAGAACTAATTTGTATCTCCATCTCTTCTTCGTCAAAACAACCATAGATATCAGGGTTCTTAATGACTTTGAATTTAACTTTAGAAGACTTAGGCATAGGAAGGGTATTGAAAGGTGCCATTTGGCAGGCCATGTTGTATAGAATTTCTAAATTCTTTTTAGTTAACGTGGTTTTCATTCGGATATTATACTAAATAACTATACACAAAAGATAAAAGTAGGTTAAAATTAAAAAATAGCTGCAAAAATAATATCATAGGTGACACAGCAACCCATGCAAACACAAAATAATGAAGAAAATCAACAACTTGACCAAAACTCTGTGGTCATGTACCCCAATATAGACGAAAACGTACCTATTCCTAAGAGCGCACGCGACGCTTTACCTGATTTAACGAATGAAGAAGAGATAGAGATGTTAGCTAATACAGTTAAACTTCTTGCAGACTTAACCGGACAGCAGATCCAGGCTACGCAAGATGATATAGATGAGGCAAAAACAGTCATTAAGACCATGATTAAAGAGCCTCAGACTAAATTACAGCTTAAAAAATATAAAAATGCCACATTAGCAAGCTTAGCAGGGATGGTAGCTGAGTTAGATGCACAAGTCGTAGATGAGTTAAAAGATTTAAAGACGTTTGTAGTCAATGGTCTAATCCGTGAAGCAGCTACTGCAGATAAACCTAAAGAAAGAATCACAGCTCTTCGAGCTATTGGGGATATTGATGGCGTAGATGCGTTTAAGAAACATACTGAAGTAGTTCATAAGAGTATGTCGATGGATGACATTGAGGTAAGGTTACAGACATTAGTAGGCAAGCTACAAAAACGACTAGATGAAAAAGAAGTTTCAGGTGAAGTTGTAGAAAATGGTGAATAACACACAAAAGAAGTTAACGCCTGAAGAGATTAAGAAGGAACAAGAGAAACGGGTACTATCACTTATTAGGTTTCTAGGTGCACATAAGCACCACTTGGCTACAGAAGAAGCTAAAGAAGTTGATGCACTATTAGAACTGACAGATGGTAAGATAGTACAAGATGTAGGCAGTACAAGTTTTTTAGAATTTATACAACATGTTTATCCAGGTTATATGGTAGGAGCACATCATGCTAGGTTGGCTAAGATATTTGAAGATATTGCTGCGGGAAAGAAGAAACGAGTTATTGTTAACATTGCGCCACGCCACGGGAAGTCGGAACTTATTTCCTATCTTGCGCCAGCATGGTTCCTCGGTAAATTTCCTCACAAAAAGGTTATTATGGCGTCTCACACAGCTGACTTGGCAGTTGGTTTTGGTCGTCGTGTCCGTAATTTGGTGGGTTCAGATGCGTATAAAGATATATTTCCGCAAGTAGAGTTACAAGCTGATAGTAAATCGGCATCACGATGGGGGACAAACTTTAATGGAGAGTATTTTGCTATTGGTGTGGGCGGTGCCCTCGCTGGTCGCGGGGCTGATTTGTTTATCATTGATGATCCACACTCCGAGCAGGATGCAAAGCTTGGAAGGGCTGATGTGTTTCTCCCTGCTTGGGAGTGGTTTCAGTCTGGTCCATTACAACGTCTTATGCCGAATGGTGCGATTATTGTAGTGATGACACGTTGGTCTAAACTTGATCTGACTGGGCAGATTGTGAATCAGATGGTTAAGAATGATGAAGTAGATCAGTGGGAAGTTGTAGAGTTTCCTGCAATTATTGAGGATAAAGAAGGTATCGAGAAGCCATTATGGCCTGAGTTTTGGAGTTTAGAAGAATTATTAAGTAAAAAAGCAGCACTTGATGTTAGATATTGGAATTCACAATACTTACAGAACCCAGTATCAGAAGAAGGCGCATTAATTAAAAGAGAATGGTGGAATATATGGGAAGGCGAAGATCCCCCTAGTTGTGAATTTACAATAATGAGTTTAGATGCAGCCCAAGAGGCTAATAATAGAGCGGACTACAACGCGCTCACTACTTGGGGCGTCTTTTTTAACGAAGAAACCAATAACTATAATATAATACTGTTAAATGCAATTAAAAAACGGTTAGAGTTTCCTGATCTTAAAGCATTAGTGCTAGAAGAATATAAAGACTGGGAACCTGATGCATTTATGGTTGAAAAAAAGTCTAACGGCGCTGCACTTTATCAAGAAATGCGTAGAATGGGCTTGCCTATTGGTGAGTTTACGCCTGGTAAGGGACAAGATAAGATTAGTCGAGTCAATGCTATTTCCGATTTATTCAGAAGTGGTATAGTATGGGCACCTGATAGACGTTGGGCTCGTGATGTAATAGAAGAATGTAATGATTTTCCTAGTGGTGCCAACGATGACTTGGTAGATAGCACAACACTAGCATTGATGCGGTTTAGACAAGGTGGCTTTATTAGATTACCTAGTGATGAGCCTGAAGATATACCGGGATTTAAAAGCGCAAGAAATAGGTTGTATGCAATATGATTAAAGTTAAGGACAATATACTTAACGAAGCACAACTAGGTGCCTGTAATCATTGGCTAGATAATGCAAGATGGTCTTTTGGTTGGCCATCAAATAAAAATATACCGTATGGGCATTGGAATGTAGATATATCTAGAACTCCACCCAATAATACGACGGATATATCAGAGCGCTTGCCAAATGAGTTTAAAGATGTATGGAAAATATTAAATAAAGAATTTTTTAAAGATAAAGCAACGTTAGTTAGATGTTATGCTAATCGACAAACTTTTGGTACAGAAGGATATATACACACTGATACTGAAAGAGAAGAAGACCAGACAATTATCATATATATGAATAAAGAGTGGTTAGCTAATTTAGGTGGAGAGACGACATTTTATTCGTTTGATATGTCAGAAATTATAGATGCAGTATTACCTAGATATGGACGTACAGTTATTTTTAATGGAAACATACCACATTGCGCAAGATCAGTGACTCGCATATGTGATAAGGCTAGAACAACATTAATGTTTAAAGCTACCATTGATCCTAAAGCAGTATATCCAGTGGAAGAAATATATATTGAGTTTTTAAAAAAGATAGGTGCAGATAAACTACCCCACAAAGTAGGTACTCTTGCAGATCATTTATTAAGAACCTTTTATATATTAAAATCTAAAGGCGCAGTAGATGTAGTAGCTCTTGCTGGAGGATTACATTCAGTGTATAGCACGAATGCATATAAAATGGCATTACTTCCAAAAGAAGATACACAAATAAAAGAGCTTTTTGGTGAAGAAGTAGATAGATTGGTAAGATTATTTGGATCAATTAATAGACCAGAAATACTAGAGAATCCAGACGGGTCTTTAAATGAAACTGATTTATTTTTATTACAATGTATAGAGTGTGCAAACTTATATGACCAGAACGAACTAGATCCACAGAAATACCCGCATTTATATGAAGTAGCAAAAATGTTTTATAAAGGATAAATTATGGCAATAAATATGGATAAAAGTGTAAGCCAAGCCCCCCAAGGCATAGAAGAATTAGCTATGAGTCAACCAGACTTAAGCATTGAAATTGAAAACCCAGAAAGCGTAACGCTTGATGACGGTAGTATGGAAATTACTATTGTGCCGGGTAAAGAAGAAGACGATGAGTTTAATGATAACTTAGCAGAAGATATGGATGAAGGTCAGTTGACTGAGTTGTCAGGTGATTTAATTGGTGAATACGATGCCGATATTAATTCAAGAAAAGATTGGTTAACTACTTATGTAGACGGCTTAGAATTACTAGGTTTAAAAGTAGAAGACAGAACAGAACCGTGGCCCGGTGCATGTAATGTATATCATCCTTTAATGACAGAAGCGCTGGTTAAGTTCCAAGCTGAAACTATGATGGAAACATTCCCCGCCGCAGGCCCAGTTAAAACCGTAATTATCGGTAAGCAAACAAAAGAAAAAGAAGATGCTGCTGAACGTGTAAAAGATGATATGAACTATCAACTCACGGATATGATGCCTGAGTATAGACCTGAACATGAACGCATGCTATGGGGACTAGGTTTATCAGGTAATGCATTTAAGAAAGTTTATTATGATCCATCGTTAGAACGTCAAGTGGCGATGTATGTTCCAGCTGAAGATATTGTAGTACCTTACGGTGCCTCTAATTTAGAAACAGCTGAGCGTGTTACACATGTTATGCGCAAGACTAAGAATGAATTACATAGATTACAAGTAGCAGGGTTTTATCGCGATGTAGATTTGGGTGAACCATTTTTAGATATTGATGAAGCAGAGAAAAAGATTGCAGAGAAGTTAGGCTTTAATCCTACAGAAGATGATCGTTATAAAATTCTTGAATTACATGTTAACTTAGATTTAGAAAATGGTGACAGTGAAGACGGTATTGCATTACCTTACGTAGTTACTATCGAAAAAGGTACAGGCACTATCTTAGCCATTCGTCGTAATTGGAATCCGGATGACAAATTAAAAGCTAAGCGTCAACACTTCGTACACTACGGATATATTCCTGGATTTGGTTTTTACTGTTTTGGTTTAATTCATTTAATCGGTGCCTTTGCTAAATCTGGCACGATGATACTTCGTCAGTTAGTTGATGCAGGTACACTAGCTAATTTACCAGGTGGTCTTAAGTCTCGTGGTCTGCGTATTAAAGGCGATGATACTCCGATTGCACCAGGTGAATGGCGTGACGTAGATGTACCAAGTGGTGCAGTGCGTGACAATATCTTACCACTTCCTTATAAAGAGCCTTCACAAGTTCTTAACCAATTGATGAATCAGATCATCGAAGAAGGACGACGTTTTGCTTCAGCAGCAGATATGAAAGTGTCTGACATGAGTGCTAACTCTCCCGTGGGCACAACCCTTGCTATATTAGAAAGAACTCTCAAAGTAATGTCAGCTGTACAAGCTCGTATTTACTATGCAATGAAACAAGAGTTTAAATTACTTAAAGGCATTATTCGTGATTACACACCAGAAGAATATTCTTATGATCCTGAAATAGGTGATCGTCGTGCTAAGCAAGCTGATTATGATAACGTAGATGTTATTCCAGTAAGTGATCCTAATGCTGCAACGATGTCACAGAAAGTTGTTCAGTATCAAGCAGTCATGCAGATGGCACAAGCTAATCCACAAATTTATGACCAAGTAGAACTTAATAAACAAATGTTAGAAGTACTTGGCGTTAAGAATATTAGCAAGCTTATTCCATCGTCTGATGATCAAACACCAAAAGATCCTGTGTCTGAAAATATGAATATTATTAATGGTAAACCTGTTAAAGCATTTATTTATCAAGACCATCAAGCACATATTCAAGTACATATGACAGCTATGCAAGATCCTAAGATTCTACAAATGGTGGGACAGAATCCACAAGCAGGCGCAATTCAAGCAGCAGCTATGGCACACATTAATGAGCACGTAGCGTTTGAATACAGAAAACAACTTGAAGAACAATTAGGTGTACCACTACCTAAACCTGATGAAACACTGCCAGAAGATATAGAGTTTGAATTATCTAAAGTTATGGCTGAAGCGGCTAAGAAACTTGCTGCTAAGTCTGCTTCTGAGGCTCAACAAGAACAAGCTCAACAACAGCAACAAGATCCAATTATTCAAATGCAGCAACAAGAGTTACAACTTAAAGCACAGGATCTACAAATTAAACAGCAAAAAACTCAAGCAGATATTCAAGTAGAACAAGCTAGACTTGAACTTGATAAGATGCGTATTGAATCACAAGAACGTATTGCTGGTGCTCAGTTGGGTGCGCAAGCGGTTAAATCAGATAAAGATATTGAAGCTAAACAATTTGTTGAGGGAACTAAATTAGGTATTCAAGCAGTTAAAGATAATAACGAGCAAGACCTACGTAAAGAACAAGCTCAACTACAATACCGTGCCCAAATGGAACAAATACAAGCTCAAAAAAGGAATCAACAACCACAGGAGTAGTAAATCATGGACCAAACGCTAGAGCTATTATTGTCTCGAATAGATGATCAGCGCAAAACAGTTTTAAATAATTTAGGAGACGGAGCAGCAAAAGATTTTGCTTCGTACCAAAATATGGCCGGGTATATTCGAGGTCTATCCGTTGCTGAAAGTTTAATTAAAGACCTTGCACAAAGAATGGAGACATTTGAAGATGAGTGACATACTCACAATGAATAAGAGCATAGTTGATGCAAGCGGTCGACCAGTTCATATTCCAAGCGTAGATGAAGTAAAAGCAGAAGATATACCGATTGAAGAACGTGGTTTACAGTTACCTGAACCTAAAGGATACAAGATACTTTGTGCAATTCCTGATGCTTCAGAAACATATAAAGGCGGTATTGTAAAAGCAGATTCAACTAGAACTATAGAAGAACATTCAACTGTAGTTTTATTTGTAGTAAAAGTAGGTGACTTAGCTTATAAAGATGAAGCTAGATTTCCTACAGGTCCATGGTGTAAAGAGGGTGATTTTGTTTTGACACGTGCATACGCGGGTACAAGATTTAAAATCCACGGAAGAGAATTCCGCATTATTAATGACGATACAGTCGAGGGGGTTGTTGAAGATCCTCGTGGCTATACTCGCGCATAAGGAGTAATATATGGCTGACGTAAAAGATGGAGATATTGTTTTTGAATATCCAGATGATGACGAAATACCAGCGGCTAAACCTGCTGAAGAAAAAGAAGTTTTCACTCAAAGTGAGAAAAATGAAGTTAAAGTAGAAACAAAAGCAGATGACATTGATCTTGAAATAACAGACGATGATATCCCAGCTGCGGATAGAGGCAAAGAACCTTTACCTAAAGAAAAAGTTGAAGAACTAGAAAATGACACATTAGAAGATTATTCTGAACGTGTTAAACAACGTATGGCTCAGCTTAAAAAAGTTTGGCATGACGAAAGACGTGCTAAAGAATCCGCTGATCGTGAAAGACAAGAAGCAATTAGGTTTGCACAACAAATTGCAGAAGAAAATAAAAAGTTAAAAACTACTTTAAGCTCTGGTGAATCGACTTATATTGAAACACTTAAAAATTCGCTAGAACAGCAATTAGATTTAGCTAAACGAGATTATCGTGAGGCGTATAATGCAGGTGAAACTGACCAAATTATTAACGCCCAGCAACGCATGAATGATGCTCAAATGCGTTTATCTCAAGCTCAACAGTATGAGCCTAGATTTAAAAATGCTTTACAGGAACCTGAAAATCCTGTATATATACAACAAAATCAAAATCAATCTTTTAAACCAGACAATAAAGCAATCGCTTGGCAAGAAAAAAATGATTGGTTTGGTAAAGATGAAGAAATGACAAGCCTAGCATTAGGTTTACATGAAAAATTAGTTAGAAGCGGGATCAGTCCTACCTCTGACGAATATTACCGTCGTATTGATAGTACGATGCAGAAACGATTCCCAGAAAACTTTGGGGATGCAACGCTAGACGAGGACCAACCCGCCCAGCGCACTAAACCTTCGACTGTAGTTGCTCCGGCAACGCGTAGTACCGCGCCTAAAAAAGTACGATTGACGAAGACACAAGTAGCGTTAGCTAAGAAATTTGGGCTAACACCGGAACAATATGCAAGAGAAACTTTAAAATTGGAGAACGCAAATGGATAATACAAGATTAGATCGTGAACAAGATACAAGAGATGATTTTCAACGTGCAGATAGCTGGAAACCTGCCTCACTATTACCTGAATTTAAAAAGGTACCAGGTTGGGCATACCGTTGGATTCGTACAAGCGTCATGAACGAAGCTGATAATCTAAATGTCTCTTCAAAAATGCGTGAAGGATGGGAACCCGTTAAATTAGCGGACCACCCTGAAATGAAGTTAATGGTCGATCAAAATTCTCGTTTTAAAGACGGTATTGAAATTGGCGGCTTATTACTTTGCAAGATCCCAGACGAGTTTGTTGCACAACGAAAGGCTCATTATGCTTCACAAGCAAAACAACAAGCCGATGCAGTTGACAACAGCTTTATGAAACAGAATGATCCTCGTATGCCTCTCTTTGCAGAGTCAAAATCTACGACTTCATTTGGTAAAGGTAAATAATATAAATATAAGGAGATTACTATGTCATATCCAACAGTAAGTGCTCCGTACGGATTTAAACCTATTAATCGTTTTGACGGCATGCCATATGCTGGTGCTACTAATCAGTACCCAGTAACAAGTGGTCAAGCTGTTTATAACGGTCAAGTGCTTAAATTTGTTAACGGCGGCACAGTATCACCACTAGCAATGACAGGCAACGTAAGCATTTACGCTGTCGGTGTTTGCGTAGGTGTACAATATACAAACTCATCAGGTCAAACAGTGCAAGCTCAATATGCACCAGCATCAGGCGTAACTAACGTTATTGCTTATGTTGTTAATGATCCTGCTGCAGAATTTAAAGTAGCAGTTACTGACTCTGCTGGCGCTATTGTTCCAGTAGCAGGTACTATTTTAAATACAAACGTAGAAGGCGTAACAGGTACAGGCGACGCAGCAACAGGTAATATTAATTCATCTATCGATGGATCTACAGCTGACGACACCGCTACGCTTTTATTCAGAGTGACTGCTCTTGTCCCAGAAACAACAACTACTGCAGGTTTATACACAGAAGTTGTAGTGAAGTTTAATGGTACATGGCATCAACAATTATCAACACTTGGCACTGCCACAGCTTAACTAAGGAGAAAATAACATGGCAATTTCACGCGCACAGCTCCTTAAAGAGCTATTACCAGGACTAAACGCATTGTTTGGTCTAGAATACAAACGTTACGGTGAAGAACATAAAGAAATTTATGAAACAGAAACATCAGAACGTTCATTCGAAGAAGAAACAAAACTTTCAGGTTTCTCAGCAGCACCAGTCAAAAACGAGGGCACTGCAATCGCTTATGACAATGCTCAAGAAGCTTGGACTGCTCGATACAATCATCAAACTATTGCTCTTGGTTTCTCCCTCACAGAAGAAGCTGTAGAAGATAACTTGTATGATACATTATCAGCACGTTACACAAAGGCTTTAGCTCGCGCTATGGCTTACACAAAACAAGTTAAGGCTGCTGCAGTACTTAATAATGGTTTCACTAACTCATCTGCTTATTACGGCGGTGATGGTGTTCCATTGTTTGATACTGACCATCCACTTGTTTCAGGCGGCACAAACAGCAACACTCAATCAACTCCAACAGACTTGAACGAAACAGCACTAGAAAACGCTGTTATTCAAATCGCTGCTTGGACAGATGAGCGTGGTCTTTTAATCGCTGCTCAACCACGTAAGTTAGTAGTTCCACCAGGTAATCAATTCGTTGCAACTCGCTTGCTCGAAACTGAACTTCGTGTTTCTACAGCTGACAATGACATCAACGCGATTAAGAACAATGGTTCTATCCCAGAAGGTTACACAGTTAACCACTTCTTGACAGATCCAGATGCTTACTTCTTAACAACTGATGTACCTAACGGCATGAAACACTTTGTCCGTACACCATTATCTACATCTATGGATGGCGATTTTGATACAGGCAACGTTCGTTACAAGGCTCGTGAGCGTTATTCATTTGGTTGGTCTGATCCTCTCGGTATGTGGGGTTCACCAGGCGCTGCTTAATTGCACACTTGGAAATGTACTAGGATTAACCCGGTTTAGGCCGGGTTTTTCTTTGCCTGTAATTCATGATTTTCTCTATTTCACTGGCAAAATATAAGCGTAATATAGTAACTATACACACGGTGTGTATAACTTTTTAAAAAGGAAAATATTATGTGGACAACTCCAGCTGCTACTGAAATGAGATTTGGCTTTGAAGTGACTATGTACGTGTTAAATAAGTAATGGTTATCGTAACAGACTGTTATTAAACTAGGGGCTTCGGCCCCTTTTTTGTGATACAATGTTTTGAACTTAGGAGCCGTTATGCCAATAAAAGACAAAGCAGCACGTAAGGCCTATCACAAAGAATACCATGCAAAATGGTATGAAGCCAATAAAGAAAAAAGAAAAGTCCAAATAGAAGAATACAAAAAGTCTAAGCCTAATGAATGGCGTAAAGCTATAGGACAAAAATTTCACTTACGCACTCGATATAATATAACCCCCACACAATATGAAGCTAAGCTTGTATCACAGAATTATTGTTGTGCAATATGTGGTAAAGACGTCGCAGACAATATAAGAAATGGAATTCCTGTAGCTTTGTCAGTAGATCATTGTCATAAATCAGGAAGTTTAAGAGATTTATTATGTTTTAGCTGTAATGGAGGATTAGGATCATTTAAAGACAATATTAATAGCCTTCTAAAAGCCGCACAATATCTCATAGATCACCAACAAAAATAGTGCTATAATGCTTGCAAATAGTATCAATTCAGGTATTATTTGGGAATCCGGGTTACCCGGCTTATCAGACTGTCCCGGCAGACGCATACAAGACGGATAAGCTTAACTTTGTATGAAGGAAAAATATCATGGCATTAACAACGTTTAGCGGCCCAGTGTCGTCTCAAAATGGCTTTATTGGCGGTACAGCTACAAGCCCAATCACAGTAACAACAGCACAAAACATTAACTCATCATATGCAACAACATCTGCAACATCAGGTGATACACGTTTAGTATATGACAAACTTACATTTACAGCAGCGGGTTCTGGTGAAACATTAAGAGCTTTCTCAGTTGTATCAGGTGCAGCAGCAGTTGGTGGTACAATTAATGGCGCTCATATTTCTATGTCTGTAAACACAGGCGGTTCTATTTCAGGTGCAGGTAATGCATTAAGAGCTACTTTAGGTGTTGCAGCTTCAGTAACTCCAGGCGGTACATTAGCATCAATTCAAGTTGATTCTGATATTGGCGCAGGTGCTACACTTCCAGCAAGTACATCATTCATTCGTTGTACAAATAGCGGTTCAGGTACTATTTCTAACTTATTTAATTTACCTGATGCGTTAGTTCAACCAATCGGTGGTACAAGTACAACTGCTACACAAAAAATTAGATTTGTGGATTCAGCTGGTACAGCATACTTTTTATACGCTGTAGAAGCATAATAAATGGAATTAACAAAAGAGTTTCTTTTGTCTGAGATTAAGCGTCTTGAGGCAGAGCGTAACCAAGCATCTAGTTTTGTTACAGCATCTCAAGGCGCCATCGATGCATATACTGCATTAGTGGAAAGATTAGACGCAAAAGAACCACAAGGGGAATAAATTATGATGCAAACCGATGTAAACGCCTCAGCACTACTTGATACAGGATCGATAGCTTATCCAGCTAGATTAAAAGGATTAGTTATTTCTTATACAGCAGGTACAGGCTCAGTAGTATTAAAAGATGGCGGTTCAGGTGGTACTACTAAATTTACTTTTACTGCTCCAGCTACTACTAATGGCGCTATTAATATTGTTATTCCAGGTGAAGGCATTAGATTTACTACATCTATTTATGCTGCTATTACTGGTGCAACTGTAACAGTATTCTATGGCTAAAAAAGGTGTATCCTTAGCAGTTGGACGTGGTGAGAAGCTCCCTGTATCTAAAGGTGCAGGTCTTACCGCAAAAGGACGTGCTAAATATAACGCAGCTACTGGGTCAAACCTAAAGGCTCCTCAACCACAAGGTGGACCTCGTAAGAAGTCGTTTTGTGCTAGGATGTCTGGTATGCCTGGTCCTATGAAAGATGAAAAAGGTAGACCTACTAGGAAAGCCGCATCACTAAAAAGGTGGAATTGCAAATGAGTGCAGAACGCGAATTAGCCGAACACGGCGTAGAAATTAAACACATTCAATCGGACGTAGATACTATTATGGAAGACATGGAACAATTAAAAAAACGACTTGATGGTATCGAAAAAACACTAGAAGAAATTAAAGGTGGATGGAAAGTGTTTATTGGAATTGCCACTGTAGGCTCTATGATTATTAGTTGGTTTGTAAATCATTGGCTTAAGTAGGAGTTACTATGAAATCTTTTATAGAAAAGGTATTTAAAATGAAGAAACAAAAACAAAAGGAAATATTAGATGAAATTATTAATTCAGAAATTACAGAACAAGCTACAGAAGCTGCTATCGAAGCTATCAAGCCTAGTAAAAAACAAGTTAAAGAAGTAGCAGTTCAGCATACAGATACAAAGGCTGATTAAATGCCAAGTAAATCAAAGAAACAACACAACTTAATGGCAGCCGTAGCTAACAATCCATCGTTTGCTAAGAAAGTTGGTATATCAAAATCAGTAGGAGAAGAGTTTATGAAAGCAGATAAAAACAAGAAATTTAAAGGAGGTGGTATGATGGACAAGAAAGATATGGCACAAGATAAAAAGATGGCAAAAAAAGCTGTTGGCATGCATGAAAAACAATTACACGGCGGTAAAAAGTCAGACCTTACTAAACTTAAAAAAGGCGGTATGGCTAAAGGTTGTGGTTATGCTAAAGGCGGCGGTATTGAAGTTCGTGGTAAAACTAAAGGCAAGATTTGCTAGGAGAATAATATGGCCGAAAATAAAAAACCTGAAGTAGATACTAAAAAGAAACCTGTAAAAGTAATTAAAGCAGGTGATATGTCCCCTGAAACTAAAGCTTTACCTGATGAAGCAGTTGCACCTCCAAAAGGAATTGGTGAATCTGAAAAAGATATGGACCCAATACCTGCTAAGAAAAAAGGTGGCAAAATTACAGCAGCTAATTATGATAAGGAATATGGAAAAATATATCGTAAAGCAGTAAAAAAGATGGCTTCGGGCGGTTCAGTTGGCTCAGCTTCTAAACGTGCTGATGGCATCGCTACAAAAGGCAAAACTAGAGGAAAGATCTGCTAATGAGACCTTCACGTGGTATGGGCGCTATTAAAAAGACTAAGATACCTAGTGCTACTGAAAATACAATGCCTAAGGG